CACCGCTTTGGCTAGCACTACCTTTAGCAAATTCTTTACCGTATACAAATATATTCAACTGATCGTTGTCAGCAAAAGTACCTGTCATAGCAGCTTTAGAATAAGGCAATAAAGTAGCATCTGTATTACCAGCTCCTTGACCTGCAGTTTGTGTAGCAGAAGCAGCGGTAGTAGATACATAACACTTTAAAGTTTTAAGTCCAGTAGCAGCATCAGTAACTAATACTGTATCACCAACTCTTAAAGAGTTGTTTAATGAAGTACCAAGCGAAATAGTGTTACCAGAAGCACTTTCTACCTCTACACTTGTTGCACTTCCAGCAGCACCAGCACTCTTATATGCAATGTGCAATCTGTTTTGCTCAGACCAAACAACTTGATCAGAACTCATAGGCATTTCAGCGCCTACCATTTGTAAAAATCCACTGATAGTACGGTTTCCGTAACGCTCTACTTCTTGCTCGTACAATTCAGGTAGATATTGTTGTGACCAATCAGCACTTCCATCAACAAAACTAATATAGTTTGTAGATAAAACATCTGCTGTTGGGTGTGGAGTAAGTGAAAATGATCCACCTAATCCTAAAGATGTATTAAATCCCATTTTTTAATTTTTTAAGTTTTTATTTTTTTATTTTAAATTTTAACTTTGAACTATTCTCTCCGCCTAATACTCTAACTTTCATCCCGCCGGCTTCTACAACTGGTTTAACAGTTCTAGCTCCCATATCAATATTCTTTGATTTTAAAGCGGTTTCTTTTATAGCATCAGCTTTACCTTGCTCATAAAAATGTGATACAATTTTATCAATGTTTTTACCAGCATATAAAGCTTTGTGATAACCTTTAGCGTCTTTCATCATATCATTTTCGTCGAGGAACTCCCTCACAAAATTAGATATGTCGCTTTGGTAATTCTTAACATCACTTGCGTTTTTTACATTATACCTATATTTTTTGTTTCCAACTTTAAAATCAAAACCTTTGAAATTTTCGTTAAAAACATTATTGGTACTTTGCTCAAATTGCTTGTACTGTTTTTGTTGAACTTCACTAGCAGCAGCTTGTTCTTGGTTGTATTGATTGTAAAAGTTAATAGCTTCTTGCTGTTCAGATGATAACTTAGAACCCAACTTGACTTCCTTGTAATATTCATCTTTCATACCATTAAGAAACTTTTTAGCTTTTGCAATTTCTTCTTTCATTGCCAACTTTTTCTTTTTAATATCTCTATCATCGTCTACATCTTCATCATATGAAAATCTATCCTCAATTAAAAAGTTTATTTCGTCATTATCTAAATGACTTTTAGTTGACCTATAATATTCTTTTAATAATGTATTGTTATCAACATTTGAATAATCGGCATTTAATCTAACATATTCTTCTATACTTCCACCCGTTTCCTCCATAAATTTGACCAGACTTTCAATATTTTCTGGTAAAGCTTTTTGCGGAGCAACTTCTGTTTTTTCTATTACCTCAGGTTGTGTTGACTCAACTTGCGGTTGTTTTATTTCTTCTTCCTCATCAGATACTTCTTGTAATACTACTTCTTCTTCTTTGGTTTCCCGTACTTCTTCAGCCACCTCTTCGCTGCTTGACGTGTTTTTGGGTTCGACGATAGTAGCATCGCTGTCATCTGCGCTTTGCTTTTGAACGGCATCTTTATCTGTTTTTTGGTTTTTAAATTCTTTTAATTTTCCAAGGTCTAATTTTATAGTCCCATCTTCTTTTACTTCTTTATAAGAAATTTCTTTTTCAGTTGTTTCAGCCTGTGTTGTTTCATTATTTTCTACAACAGTATCTTCAACAACCTCTTCAATTTGTTGATTTTCTTGTGACATAATATAATATAATTAAATAGTTAAAAAATTTTTATCTAGGCTCGAATTGTTCTAACCCAAATCCACCTAAGTTATCCATTCCTGCGGATTCAAAGTTTTTAGGCGGTGCGTTATTTTTTCTTTGATCTATAAGCTCACTTTGCTGTGATGCTTGTATTTTTGTTCTTTCGTCTTTACGATCTTCTTTAAATTTATCTTTTTGATTAACTTCTTTAATACGCGCTTCACTTAGACGCATGTTAAAATTAAACTCCGCTTCCATTAACTCTTTCTTTATAGCAGCTTCTCTTTCAAGTTTCGCTATTTCTAATTGGCTTTTAATTTGTTCTAACTGAGCTTTAGATTCTGTTAATGCTTGTTGTTTTTGCATATCAGCTTGAGCCGCAGCCTGAGCAGATTGTGAGTTAGATTGCGTTTGAGCTTGTATATTTCTTTGTTGTTGCTCTTGATCTAATTGTTGTTTCTTTCTTCTACGTATTTTAAGAAGCTGGTTCGCTAATTTTATATTACGCACTTCTCTAACTTCTATAGCATCTTCTAAATATATTTGCCCAGACTGCAAAGCAACTTGAATATTATTTTCTAATTTTTGCTTTTCTTCTTCATCTGGAGCTAGCTCTAAGAATATACCAAAGTCATGTAAATGCAAGTTTGCCATTTCTTCTAAAGTAGAAACATTAAACTTACCTAAAGTTTTTATAAAAGATTCTTTAGTAGGAGAATATTCTATAACATCCGACACTCGCATTGCAATACACTCTGCCATTGATAGGGTTATAAACAAGCTTGATTGCAATAAGTGCCTTGTTGCTGTATTAGAATTAGCGGCTGCTAATTTTTGTAATCCAACTAAAGCGTTTTTATCTGGGATACTTCCATCTCTGGCTTCATTTAAACCAGTTACATCACGCATCATCTGTAAATAGTAATTATACGTACTTATTAATGCGCTTATTTTATTATTACCACCACTAGAGTTAAGTTCTGTAATTGGTAATCTTCCTCTATTCATATCACCGTCCTGAGTCATTGATCTACCAATAACACTACCGGTTTGAAAATACATATTTAATGCTTCTTGAGGATTATAATTTGTTCCGTTGCCTAAATCAATTTCAGCTAAAGCATCAGCATCTAAATAAACACCGTCTGGTACAACTCTTGATAATACCTGTTGTAGCTTTAAATGCGTTAACTGAATCATATCTGCAAAATTAGTCATACGACTAACAAGCGATTCTATTCTTCCTTCATACATTCTAGGTGCACAGATAGCATAACTCATTTGAGCTTTTGTAGTATCTGCTTTTGGTCGCATCATATTTTTCTTAAGTTCCCATTTAAGAACTTCATTGCTACCTATAACTTTAACACCTTCATATATAACCTCAATGGCTCTATCGACTTTACTGAAATCATCTGAATTTGGTGGATTAAAAGTGTCATTTTTTTCAATAGCTTTATCACCTCCGGTTGCTGTTTTCTTTACCTTATAAACTTGATTAGCATAAGTTTTATATTCAAAATATAATACAGCTACGCTGTTATTTTCATTTGATTTAGAATTATATCCTGTGTACGTATAAGATGTACTATAGCCTTTATAAGATTCTAATTGTTCATCTGTTAATTCAGGAAATTCTTTTTTTAATTCATTTAAATATATTTCTTTTACTTCACCCACATAGTATATATCATCAAAATAAGGGGAATCAGTATTTGAATATATAAGATCAGCAGGATCTACATACTCAACTTTAATACCTTCTGCTTTATTAAAAGTGCTTTTTGCAGCACCAATACCTATAACTGTTAAATCATTATTAATACGCCTAGATATTAATTCATATTTATTTTTATCAAATACACTATTAATAGCCTCTTCTTCAGCTATTTCAATAGACTGCTTATATTCAAGCTGCATATGTAATTCTAACTCTTCTGAAGTTTCAGGTAATTTGTCTTGATCTGTTTGATATATATCAATACCAAGTTGAACTGCAACAGCGTCGTTAAATGGCTGGGCCGCCATATCTTCCGCTATTTTTGTTACATAGTCTGTTCTTTCTTTTATCGATGCAGGATCTTGGGAATATGCTTTTATGTCATAAGATCTATCTGCCATACCATTTACAACTATATCAACAAACTTTGGTATAATTGGAACGGGTTTCCAATCAAGATTCATGTAAGATAAATCACCATTTATAGATAATTCATCTTTATATTTTCTAACAGATTGTTCTCCTCTTGCGTATAATCTTAATGAATGAAAAGATTGTCTTGATGTCATATATCTTCCCGACCCATTTTTACCACTATACCCATCTTTAGAGTTAAAC